GTAAGCTCATTAGTTTTGTTCCTGTCTATCTGTTAAGTCTAGTTCTACATAATCTGGTACTGTTAAACAGTTTTTTAAGTCCCGTACCTCTGATGTCAAGTTATCTATAGCAGCTATAAGTAACGCTTGGAATGCATGGTTAGCTTGGTTGCTGCCGGTAAAAGCGAATGCTTCTATCTGTAACTCAGTACATTCCTTTATTATATCCTCACCTCTCAAGCTGCATCTCCTTCTTTGATAAAGACACCATGTGTATTCATGTGTCCCTTCCTGTCTTTAATATCATTGTACGCTACCTTCAGGCATTCCTCAAGGGTCGTATCATTCATAATGGCTAGGTTATTTAGTACCACCAAGCAGTCCCCAATGTCATCAGTAACATCACGCTCCTTGGCTACGTTGTCCCCTAGCTCACCTACCTCTGACACAAGTTTAGCAAACTGTGCCAAGGGTGTACTGTTGTTGATTATACCTCGCTGCATAGACCATACGCTAATCAGGTGTATCAGTTCATCGCTCATCTTTGTTGTTCTCCAAATGTTCTTCAAGCAGTCTAGTCAAACCTATGTCAAGTAGTAGCTGTACTGCTTTAGAGTCTAAGTCTAGTTCCATGTTAGCAGAGCCATCCTCATTCTCTATGACTTTTTTAACAACTATCTTAGGTAGATCGTCAATCATCTATCTCATGCCCTGCTGTAATGACTGCATGTTTGAATACCTCCAGTAGGTAGATAGTCTCACGTAAGTCCATAGACGTTGTAGCCTTAGCTGTTAGCTGCTCCTCTGGAGTCCAGCCAATTACCAGCACATGCTCAAAGTCCCCTTTACAATCCTCTAGTACTTCATCAGCAGTAGCTTGTGTAGGCATGAGGTTAATTACGTTACTCATTAAAATGTGTCTCCAATACAATCAGCTTGTCTTCTGCTTCAGCAATCTTAGCAACCAAGGTGTCCATAGTTTCAATCAAGTTACCATGCTCACCTACGCCTACAGGATTGTCTAGGTAGTTCTGCACCTCTGCCTTGTATACGTCTATCTCAGCGTTGTACAGGCGCTTCATGGCTTTAATTTTAGGATCTATCACTGTATCCATCCTCCAGTAATTGTTTGTACTTGTTTAGGTACTCTTTGTAACTCAAGGGTGCCTCCTCCTGTTTAATCTTGTTGCTCATGTAGCTAGACCACATCTGCATACAGTAGTTACTAAACAACATGATCTTGTCATCTTGTTCCTTATAGTATACCAGATAGTCATGCCAATTGGTATACTTTTTTAGCTCAGGTATGTAAAACTTAGCTCTGTACGCTGGGTGGTCATCCTTCACAGCTTAGACACTCCCCATCCTCTAGGTTGATTCTAGGTATCTTGATGTTAACATTCTCTGTATTTCTAGCTGCTGTAGAGCGCAGGTAATACATAGATTTGAGTTTGTTAGCTCCTGTCCAATGTACACTGTTAACATACTCCAGATACTCATCATGTACCTCCTGTGGTGCTGTAGCTGGTGGTGGCTCAAAGAATAAGTTTACTGACTGTGCTTGGCAGACGTACTTCTGTCGCTGGTAGGCATGTTCAATGATCCAGATCTGGTTGAGTTCTGGTGCTGTCTTAAATACTTCCTTCTCTTCTTCTGTGAGTTCCTCCAAGTCTTTAACAGAGCCTTCATCAGCAGCAATATCTTTCCACGTTTTCTCTGTGTTAATACCTTTGGTTTCAAGTAGTTGCTCCAAGTACTTATTCTTTACTTTGTATGACCCTGTCAGCGTCTTGTGCGTAAATACGTTAGCCCTTGTAGGCTCAATACTAGGGCTTGTTCCACCACATATAATACTAGAACTAGCATTAGGGGCAATAGCAAGCAGATGGGAATTACGCAGGCCACTACCAGCCATGTCAGGAGCCTCCCCACGGTCTCCAGCCAGACGCCGGGAAGCCATCGTAGCTCTGTCTTTGATTGTCTTAAACGCTCTATTGTTAAAGCTGGAGGCGTACATTCCTTCAAAAGGGACTCCATTACGTTGAAGGTAACTATGAAAACCCATCGCTCCAAGACCAATCGCCCGTTCTCTATATGCTGAATAAGCGGCTTTTGTAAACCCTGCTTTACTTTGTTTAACATAAGAAACAAATTCCTTTAGTTTTGAATTATGATGCCACGTATGTTCTCCATCAGTAGCATTGTTAATAAAGTGTTCAATGATGTTGTCCAGCATTGTCACTAGGTCATCAATAAACTGCTCATCGTCCTTCCATTCATCAAAGTACTCTAGGTTGACACTAGATAAGCAGCATACTGCTGTACGCTCCTCACTGGTCGGTAGGGTAATCTCAGAGCATAGGTTACTCTGACGTACCTGTAGCCCTAGCTCCTTCTGTTCCTCCGGTAGAGCCTCATTACAGCGGTCTAGGTTAACAATGTATGGTTCACCTGTCTCTGCTCTGGTATGCACTAGCTGCCACCACAAGTCTCTAGCGGATACAGTCTTGACTGCCTGCTTAGACTTAGGGTCAATCAAGCGCCACTGGTCATCATTCTTCACAGACTGTAGAAACTCATCAGTGACAGTAATACCATTGTGTAAGTTAAGACACTTACGGTTTAGATCACCACCAGTAGTTTTACGCATAGCAATGAACTCCTCCACCTCTGGATGGCTGATGTCCATGTACGCTGCATAAGACCCCCTACGGGTTACACCTTGGTTAAAGGCTAGCATCTGACTGTCAACTACGTGCATGAAAGGGATGCTACCAGTAGACTGACTGCCGTTAGCAGTAGAAACGCCATTACTTCTAACATCACCCCAATATCCGCCCAAGCCTCCACCTCCACTTGCCAGCCATATGTTCTCATCATAGTGATCAGATAGGCCGCGCCTTGAGTCAGGAACATAATTGAGAAAACAGCTAATAGGGAGGCCACGAGTGGTTCCCCCGTTACTAAGTATAGGAGTGCTAAAACCGAACCAACTCTTGCTTGCGTAGTTGTAAAGTCGCTGTGCAAGATCGTAGTCAGTAGCGCCTTGATACGTTGCACCATAGACGGACGCTCTGGCGAAGGCTTCTTGGGCATGTGTCTCATCTCCCCACAAGTATCTGTCCTTCAGTGTCTCTAGTGAGAACACATTAAGGTCTTCATCTCTGTCGTAGTCAATCTGGATACCTAGGTAATCCTGTAGTCCTGTCTTATTTATCACCCGGATGCTCCAGCAAATAATTAATCATTCTTTCTTCGTACCACCTAGCTTTACGTAGGTCTTCAATAGGTTTACCTTTGTATCTAAACCTCCACATGTACTTCAGGGCATTGCCACGTAGGTAGCCAATGTACTCATCGTGTGTAAGCATACCTTTGATAGCATCAATACACTCCATGCCACCATTGTTGTAATGCTCTGGTCGGTTTACTGCGTCATAGCTCTTAACCATAGCTTCCTCAGAAAATACTGGGTGTTCATTGGGTGCGTTGTCATCGTCATAGATACGGTTCCAAGCCTCAGCTATGCTAGCTTTACTGTTGCGTAGTCTATCCCATTCCTCTGGTGTTGCATTATCAATACTCATCTTGTTCTACCTCTGCTTCATCTTCGTCTACAGCTTCCTCAAAGTCCTGTAGGCGGGTAATAAATTTATCTTCAAACCTGTCCAGTAGTTCCTCAGATGTAATGTCCAAGGCTTCCAGCAAGTCTTCAGGGTCATAGCGTTTAAGGATACGCTCTATTACTTCATCCATTGTTAGTGACATGGTCTACATACTCATCCACTGTGTAAAATTCAAAACCTTCTTTATGGCACCACTGGCCCATAGTAATCTTAGAACCCTTCCTGACCTTCTTGTTGGGGTCTGACAGGACAAAGATTAACTTTATGGGTGCAATACTATCACGTATTGACGTATACTTCTGGGTATCCCCTGCTCTAAAGAAACCTTTAGTTTCTATGTAGTCTCCTGTCTTCTTATCTACAAAGTCTGGCTTGTACTTCCTGTGCATCACGTAGGGTACATCATATGGCTCATACAAGTACCTACGTTTAGGTGCTGACTGTGCAAATCGTTTCTCTAGTCCAGACCTGTAGATGCTCTGCTTACGTGATCTCTTGGACTTTAGGCTCATTAGCCACCTCCGTTAAGTATCTTGGCCCTGTGGAGTACAGGAATGTACGTAGCTTAGGATAACAAGCATGTTTGAAGTGACAGTAGGAGCAGCCCATAGCCAGCTTCTTGTTACCCGACTTACCATCAGGGACTGTATCATGACACAAGGGTGGAGGCTCTTTAGTTTCCACCATCTGCTTAACGTGTTTAATGCGATCCGTTATATCTTCCTTGAGAACCTCATAGACAGGAGCCTGTGTATCCTCTAGGTCATACTTCAGATAAGTCAAGTGACCATTAGCTTTGTCCATAGCAAGCCAGCCTACCTGTGTCTCACCTTCAGACTTAGCGTATCCTTTGATTTGATCTATGTACCCAAAGGGGTCATCAAATGCAAGTGTAGCATCCTTGAACTTCTTGAAGCCATAAGTGCTGGCAGACTTAACGTCAGTCACTATGCCATCAATTTTACAGTCCATGCTACCTGAGATACCTTCTACGGTTGCCTGTGCCTGCTCATGTGTCACTGTATGGCCTGCTAGTCTAGCAAACAATAGCAACATCTCCTCAATCAAATGACCGTACATGAACTTCACAAGGGTGTGTGGCTGCATCTTCTCCTTTGGCCCTACATTGTTGTAGTGGTTCCACAGGAACCTGTCGGTCTTACCAATGTTGGACATGCGTAGCTTACGTGCATCAAACCTACCACGTTGGGTAAACTCCTTACGCATCAGATCCTTACATGCCTCGCCAAAGTCATCAATGATCTGCTCTGCGTCCACTGCTTTATCAGGTGACTTAAACTTCACAAGATCGTAGATGTCATCTATTAGGGTGTTAACTGTTTTCATCAAAGTATCCATCTAGTATTTCTTTAGCTACTGGTGCAGCAATTACAAACCATTCGTTCTTACTGCCATGAGTTTTCCTTAGTAGCTCATGTACCTCGCTTTCTGCTTTACGCCTGTCATCAGTGTCATAGGCTTTTATCAAGATGTAGTCCCTGTACGGACTGCCTGTCTGAAACTGCTTTAGCCTGTCCTCTGCGTCTACTGCCATACCTATCTTAACCCAGCTAGGGTAGGCTGGGCTGTACAGTATGTACACTTGACCTTCTTTTACAGTCTTGTAGTTACTCAGTGACTCAAATGCTGCATCGCCAAAGGACTTGTAACGTCCGGGTTTGTGTAGAGGATGTGT